TCTTCAACTGTCACAATATTAGAACGGCAAATCTCCTGAATCTTCCTTTTTGAATGCAGGACTTTTTTGCTCACCGGGTTTTTGATATGGTGCTGAAAACTTTATTGAAAGGAATGTTCCTTTTGCACCTTGCTTCACCCATGCAGCAATTTCTTTTTCCACTCCGTTCACTTTGGCTGAACCTCGGTAATCGGGTTGCTTGTCTCCATCTTGCTTTTTGTTATTGCGGAATAGAGATCCGCTATTGTCTTGTAGTTCGTATGACATAATTCTTTAGGTTTATTAATCTTGTAATATATGGCTCGCAGCTTTGTACGTGATGATTATTTTTTACATGTTCCAAATGAATCCGCAAACAGTGCGCAACGTCCAACACTTTCACATGTGGAGCGGGCTTGTACACTGTCTGCGGAATATCATGCTTTAGTAATTCTTCAACCTCTGCGATAAGTTTTGACACTTGACTTTGGCTCGGTGAGGATGCGCTCACGGATGAAGTCGGCAACGGTTTGTTTTTGTTTTTTTGCAAGTGATGCGATTTTCTTTTTGTCGCTGGTGCTTACTCTTGCACTCACGCGAAGGGATTTTGTTTTACTCATTTGTTGTTAGATATAGTTTATCTTGATTGTGATCTAATAGAATTGCGGATTTCTTTCCGGTGCTTTGTTCGATTCGTCTCATGCGCAGCTCCAGTGCTTCAATTATTTGGATGGATGTGGCACTGTCTTGTAGTATGTCATCAATGACATTCAGGACATCTTCGCCATTGTGCCACTCACTCAACTCGCTTTCTGATTTCTTCATGGAGTAAATGTAATTCATTTATGACTGCTTCAACTGCTTCAAACAAAGCATCGCAACGCTCAAGCAATTCTGACTCTGACATGGATGTGTAGTTCAGTTCTACGTTATCGGTTGCATGGCTTGTGTAATTCATACTACAATTATAGTAACTCAATTTTGTATTCCGTGCATAGCTGAAATAATTCTTCGCGCAATTTTTCCACCACTTCATAAACTTCAGCGGTGTGGCTTTCATACTTGTAGATGCTTCGCATGCGCTGGCTGATTTCATTCAGGACGTGAACGGCATCGCTACCATGTATCGCTTGCATAAACTCTGCTTGTTCTTCGGGCAAATTGAATATCAGTTGTGCTTTCATCGTGTTTCTTTTTTTTACTTTTTATGGTATAAAAGTGAATTGAAAATCATACCTCATCGGGTGTAAAGTTATCACTTGACTTATGATTCGTACCCGTCAAGGTATAGGTTGACTCATTGCTCACCTCCTTTGTATGTTTCGTCAATAGTCCATAGTCTACCTTCACCACTCATATACCATTGCTCACGACTATCATATTTTGAAATCATTGAATTAGTTTCTCTTTCAACTTCTCGATACTTTTCTATCCATTTTACTTTATCTGATTTTGTTAAATTATTCCATTGATTCCCAAAAAAATCTTTGGACATTCTAACTAACTCAATTAATGGTAAATTATTCATTGTTCACCTCCTATCTTTTTGATTAAGTTATTTAAGAAATTAGCAACTGCTATCCATATAACCACAAATCCTATAATTTCAAGTATTGTTGTCATTGCTCACCTTGTTTGTATGTTTCGTTGTAGTATGCATCGCCATTAGGGTAAGCAATTTCATTTGATAATGATACCTTGCCATCTTCGTGAATCTTTGTTACCCATTTAATTTTTTCTACATTAAATGCATTTTCAATCTGCTCACGCTCCATTTCAATCGCTCGCTGGAATGCTTCATATGCGTCTTTGCCTTCGGTTGTGAATGAGCCGATGTGACCAGTGTCACCGTAGATTTGTTTGAATAGAAATTCAACTGCCGTTTGTTTTTTCATAGGTTTATTTAATATAGCCAATTAATAGTTGCGTCTTTTAACCATTCCATGTTTGAGTCGCTATATTTTTCTATTTCAAACCCACCACCTTGATCTTCATGTGAAATTGATAGGTCGTATTTTTTACATATTGCCTCAATCTCTTCCATAAATCTAATTTGCTTTAGTGGTGTTTGAATAAATTCTGACGTTTTACCGTTCCAACTTTTCATAGGTTTATTTTTTGTTTGTTTTAAGATTCGTTAATTAGTTTCTTCAGGTACACCGCAAGGTCAAGTGCTTCCTCGTATGCGTGTTGAAGCCATTCTTTTGTGGTTAGGTCTTTCCTATCCATTGTCGTTCCGTACTTACTTAATCCACGTTCCTCACGGACTTTCAGTTCAGCGATGACCAATTGAAGGATTGTGCTGGGTTGCTTCATATCTCACCTTGGTTTTTCATTTCCTCGCTATACCGAATCATGCGGTATGTATCAAAGTCCATCTCCTTGCCCTCATAGACTGCGAACCGATTCATTCCACGGAGCTTGTCGTATTCTGCTATCACTTGTTTTTCAAATGGTGACAACTTGGACTCATAGCTTTCCGGGTCCTTGCGCTTTGTTTTAGTGGCAAGTTCGTCAATCAGTTTCTTCATTGCACCGTTAAAGCTCTCGGTACTCATAATTTCTTTGGCTTCTTGTTTGTTCCTTTCCATTTGTTCACGTACAATTATTTCAGTTCTTTCGATGTCGTATGCTCTCAACCATTCCATGATAACTGCGCCATCCAGTCGGTTGTATATCTTTCCGTACTTCCCGGACATTGCACCGCGAAAGCACTTGCGGAAATCATCAGGACTAAAGTAATAAAAAGTTTCTTCGATTAACTCGGTTGTCATTTCCACTTGGTAGGGTGTCATGATTCGCTCCAAGCTAAAGTAGGTTTGCAACTGGTCTATTGAATTGGTCAGGATGCGTTTGACTGATTCAATACCTTCATATTTTTTGATGTATGCTAAACTCTTACAACTTGAAGTAGTTGGGATCATTAGCCCTGCGGTACTCAATTTCGCTAACTCGTTGCTCATTGTCGTTTGTTTTTGTGGGTTTATTATTATTCATCCAATTTCGTGCGGTTGCCTGCCAGTCCTTCATGGAATTTCTACCGACTTTCCAACCGTTGCTTGTGTAATAGTCGTAGAACTTTTGTGCTTCAAGAACAACCTTTGACTGTTGCCACTTGTTGCCAGCTTGAAAATTAAGTTCACTCATGTAATTCAAAACATCTATTGGTTCAGGTTTTTTGAACTTTCCACTTTCAACTTTAATTACATTTCTATTTTCATTTTCATTTTCATTTTCATTTTCATTTTCCATATGTTGAACATATGATGAAGATATGTTATTTGAAATATTTGGTTTAGAAGTATTGATTTTCTTACGATTGTTGCGCCTACTCTCCGCATATGCAGCACGCTTTTTTACTTCTTCCAGCAATCTTTCGTTCGCAAAGTTGCCGTCGTCTTGTAATTTGAACTTGCTTTTGATTGCGTTGTGAATGTCATGTGACGAACATATCTTAATCATATGTTTTTCACTTAATGTTCCTTTTGATGCCTGATGACATAGGCAGCGTATGTATGCACCGACTTCTTCATTACTGAAGTCATCAGTACCTACGAGGAAATCTTGATAGTAAAATAAAAACGCTGGGTCTTTAGCCATATAAAATACCCACCACTACCAGCAATGGCTCACCCGTTGTACGATTGTACATGTCGGCAATGCGGTAATGGTGGGATTTACTTTTAAGTTTCATACGGGTGAGCAGTACAAAAATACAATTATCTCAATAGCATTAAAGCCATAGTGACCAAAGTTGTAAACATTGAAATCACTGCGAGATACATCCACACGTTCGGTTCTTTCTCTTTCTTTACAATTTTCTTTACCACTGGTTGCGGTAAAGATTTAGGATTTGAGAAAGATTTCATTAGTTGCAAATTGGTATTTTCTCTAACTTTTTTCAGAATGAATTTAGCGTCGTGAATGGTTGGAGCATCGGGTTTCAAATACACATAAATACCATTCTGTTTGCGCACATAATTATTTTCCTTCAAAATTTTGCCAAAGGTCTTGCTAATCTTGTGATGAATAGACACATCATTCATGTTATGAATGGGTTCTGCTTTTGAATATAGATGCCACAAAGCGTTCAAATATCTTTGAGAAGCACCGCGAAGAACTTTTGTTTTTTTCATTGGTTTAATTATTTAAGGTTATTATTTAACATCCATTGATTGAGTATTGAATCTCGATAGTGCTTTGCTTTCTCCATGATGTCACAAGCAAGCTGCATGTCTTCAGGAACTGCATAACATATTGCCCAGTGCAGTCTCCGGTGTTCAGGTTGACGTGGGTCAAAGGAAGCGAATATCCAAGCACCCAGTCCATAGGTGAGCATGTTCATTTGCACTTGCCAATAGTAGTCGCTATTGATCCGCTTCAAATCTGCTTCGCTTTGGATCTGCGAATGGTGGTAGTGGTTTATCGGGTTGAACGGACACTTAATCTCAACACCGACTTTTGTTCCATTCAGTTCCATGAACGCATCGGGTGAAGCACCGGAATAGGAATTGAACAACTTGAAACCGGGGCGAAGGTTTGTTTTTTCATCGGGGCAACCGATTGCCTTCTGAAGTTCCAGCAAAGCGGTTTCTTCCCACTCATTACCGTGGTCAATCGCTGCGCCACTTGCTCCATCCTGCGCTTGTCCGGTGACAATCTCCATAACTTTGGATAGAATGTAGGTTTCAGCGGTCTTTGACCATTCACCTGATTCCTTTGCTTCCTTTGTTTTGGGTTGCACGAATAGGTCTCCGAGTCTTGACCCGGTAAATTTACCGAGTCGTGCAGTATCCCATGCCGTGTTTTGCTTGACTGATTCAATCAGTTCATTGAAATAATTACTCATTGTTTCTTTGGTTTAACAGGGTAAATATATGCTGCTTTTGTGGTTCGGTAATCAAGTCACCAAGTTGCTCAATGCCATTGCGTATTTCAAACTCATCCACTCCCAGCTTGATGTCGTTCTCAATCTTTTTCATGGTAGCTTCAGGCAGTTGCAATTTATACGGCTGATACACATCCTGAATTTGGCGGTTCAAGTCACGTCCGAAAATCTTTCCGAGTGATTGTGCTGCGTTCTTTACGCATTCGCTTTTCAGTTTCCCTGCTGCAAGATCAAGCGCATTGCTTTTCTTGTTGTCCGGGTTTAATGCCCAGCGATTCCTCTCAACACTGGTGAGATTGTCCGGTGCTTTGTCCACCATGATGACAATAGAAGCGGACCCGGTGCGAGTAATGACTTCATTCGTGATGGGGTGCATGACTTCAAGTGTAATGCTGCCCATGATTTCATTGCCTATCTGCGACCATTGAAAGTTCTTTGTTGACCAACGACCGAAATAAAGTTCATCGAGTGTCATCTCAACGTGGCTGATTGTAACTGTGTGCGCACGTTTGTCAGGTGTTGGCGAAATACTTTCGGGTGAAGGTTCGCGGTTTAGGTACTTTTGAAATTTTTGGAGTGAATCCATTAAGTTAGTTTCCATAACTGTTTAGCTTTTTGGTTAGTGTATCAATGAATAATTGGTAATTGTGTTCACCGTATTCGGCAGCGAGTACGATTGCAACGGCTTGAGCAAATGTCTCAACGTGCATGCTATCCTCTATTTGTTTCATGTGCATGTCAATGTATGCTGCGAGTTTCTTTTCGTTCATGACAGTTGTGTTTCAGAGTTAAACATCATCACATCAGTAGCTTCCCTGACCGCTTGCCGTGCGATTAAACGGAGCAAGCGTTCGAACTCGGGGCGTGAGTCCATTGAAATCACTACATTGGATTGTAGCTTTAAGTAAGCTTGAATCCGGTCATCAGTTCCTTTGAATTGTTTCATGTTATATGGTTTTATTTTTTGCAATATGGACACTTGTCGCGGTCAGCCATTACGATGTTGTCATCGATGTCGGAGCAGAGTTCTTTAACTGAAGACTCAAAGTCGGACATAAACCTTTGCAGACACTTCTCAACATCGCTGGCGGTACGTGCATCGCGATACTTCAAGGTAGTTTCAACCGCTTCTTTTGCAGCAGCTTTGATGTACTTGCGTACGTTGTCAATGTCGGTGGCGAATTGTCTGAACATGTGAGCGGAATCAATCAATGATGCGTTCTCAAGTTGTTCGGGGTTAGAGCAGATGCACTGCTCGTTGTTGTGGGGGGAATGTAAATCTTGCATTTTGCTTTTTGTTTTTTGTTACGGCACAAAGATATATTCACAATTTTCTATTGTGCAAGAAAAAATCATAAAATATTTTTAGTGCTTGAATATCAGCACTTTAGACGTAGGAATATTTTCCGTAATTGGGCACAAGTTCGAAATACATCCGCATCATGATCGCGTCAGCATAGTCTGGCGATATGCCGTGCAGTGCTTTGATTTCGTCTTTACCGGTGACGGACAACTTTCCATCGGCTTCGGGTCGCTTCCTGCGAATCATGTCAAGTTCCTTGGTAATGATTTCACGCTTTGGTATTGGGAAAATCACCTTGCCTTGCTCAATTAACTCTGCGAGCTTGTAGTAGCATTCGGCTTTTTGATTGATGTATGTTTCGGGTTTGGTGGCACGCTTCTGATTCTGAAACCCT